ATATTTTGAAAATGTCCCCCAATGTCCCGATAAAAAGTGATAGAGTATAAACTGGAATTGATGAAATGTAACAAGGTAAGACATTTTTGATGGTTCCTCCGATCGTAAGTATTTAAAACCATGAAGAGACACCTAGTATTGCTGGGTGTCTTTTTCGTTGCATAATATCGAAAAAAGGGATATTATGGAGATAGATTTTGTGAGAGGAGAGAGACATCATGGCAAATATAATTGCAATCGTATGGGATTTTGATAAAACATTAGTAGATGGATATATGCAGGATCCTATTTTTGAACATTATGATGTAAATGCAAGCGAATTCTGGAAAGAAGTAAACAATTTACCAGAGAAATATAAAAAAGAACAAGGTGTATTAGTTAATCCTGACACAATTTATTTAAATCAATTCATTCATTATGCTAAAGAAGGAAAATTTAAAGGATTAACAAATGAAAAATTAAAAGAATTTGGAGCAAAGTTAAAATTTTATGATGGAGTTCCTGAGATATTTGAAAAAACAAAGAAATTAATAGAAGAGAATCCGACATATCAAGAATACGATATTAGAGTTGAACATTATATTGTTAGTACTGGGATGACACAAATTATAAAAGGGTCATCTGTTATGCCGTATGTGGAACATGTATGGGGATGCGAACTCATTGAAGGGAAAGACGATAGTGGAGATCCGTGTATTTCAGAAATTGGTTATACAATAGACAATACAAGTAAGACGCGTGCGTTATTTGAGATCAATAAAGGTGTTCATAGCGAAGAGAGCAGAAGTGGAGTTAGCGTTAATACGAAAATTCCAGAGGAATTTAGGCGAGTTCATTTTATTAACATGATGTATGTAGCTGATGGACCAAGTGATATACCTGCATTTTCGGTTGTTAATAAGAATAATGGAGCTACGTTTGCAATATATCCGAAAGGAAATATGAAGGCTATGAAACAAGTTGAGCAGATGAGGGCAGATGGGCGAATCAATATGTATGCAGAAGCCGATTATACGGAAGGAACTACGGCGTATATGTGGATATGCAATAAAATAACAGAGTTTGCGGAACGAATTCGTAAAGAAGAAAAGGAGAAAATAGCTAAATATGCAGCAATAGAAGTTCCAAAACATATAACGGAATAATGTAGAACACAGCACCCTCCGGGGTGCTTTTCTAATACACAAAATTGGACCATTAGATCAGTGGTAGATCGATCGCCTCATAAGCGGTATGTCACATGTTCGATTCATGTATGGTCCATTGCAGAACAGAAGGTAAAAATATATGGCAGCAGGAAACCCTAGAAGCGCGAACGGCAACCTAAGAAGAAAGCACCGAGCAAGACTGAAAGCAATAGGCGGTGAGTGTGGAATATGCAGAGGCAGGCTAGGTCCGATACATTATGATGAACCAAGTGACAGTAATCATCCATTGTCTTTCGTAATAGATGAAATCAAACCGGTGTCAAGGTGGCGTGAGTTTGGCTATAGCTCACGTGAAGCGGCAGCACAGGACTGGAACAACCTGCAGGCGGCTCATTACTGCTGTAATGCGGCCAAAAGCAATCGAACATTAAATGAATTATCAAGGTGTCAGCAAAGCCTTAAAACGAACGTTACAGATGGTGCCTGGTGACGGAACCAAAGGGGGTGGGGAGGGTACCCCGCCACGTGTGCGAAGCTACCCCAGCCGTCCAGCGCCGATTTACACACAAAGATTTTTTCGAGGGTAGGATTTTATGGCAAGAAGAAAGAAAATGGCTACTGTGGCCAGCAATGGAAATCGCTTGGAACAGTTGGAAAATCTGGCATTAATCCTGGCAAAACAGATTGATTTATGTTCAGAGGGAGATGCTGACGGAGCGAAAAATATGCCGCAGCTATCAAAGCAATACCGTGAAACAATTAAGGAAATTGAAGAGATAAGAGGAATGGAGAAAGACGATGACGAAATCGGAGAGATCCTCTCAGCACGGAAAGCTGATGGGAAGCCAGACGCCGTCCGTTAGAATTGCTCCGGATTACGCTTATACAGATGGACACCGAATATTACAATGGAATTTCTTCCAAAAAACATGCAGTCGGAAAGCTGATCGTGGATCCGTGGCAGAGCGAAGTGCTGAATGACTGGATGGGGCGAACAGAAGAAGAAATATGGTCAGCTCCAACATGTGGATTGTCCGTACCTAGACAGAATGGAAAAACACTGGATACATCCGGAAGAATTACATCCGGAATGATTATGTATTCGGAATGGGTGATATATACAGCGCACCTGCAGAAGACAGCAACAGAAACATTCATGGAAATCAAGGGACTTTTTGAAACGAGAGGACTTAGAAAATATGTAAAAGAAATCAAGTCGGCTCTTGGGAGAGAACAGATCATACTAAAAAATGGCGGCAGAGTTGTATTCGTAGCAAGGACCAGGAATGGAGGACGTGGATTGCACGGAGACTGCTTGGTATTTGATGAGGCACAGGAATTGACGAGTGAGCAGCAGGCATCTTTTTTGCCTGCTATTTCTGCGTCAAAAAATCCGCAGACAATCTATCTAGGAACACCACCGGACGAAAACTGCACCGGCACTGTATTTCGAAAAATCAGAGAACGTGCAAGAAATGGAGAAAGCAATTCTACGGCATGGACGGAATATTCGGTTGAAGAGATTGGAAATGTCACTGATCGGACACGTTGGGCGGCATGCAATCCTGCGCTGGGAAGACGAATGACGGAAACAACAATAGCTGCAGAGTGCGAACAGATGGATGAAGATACATTCGCAAGAGAGCGTCTTGGCTGGTGGTCACCGATAAACAACGATCAAGATTATGCTATTGATAAAAAGAAATGGGAAGCATGTGCTTCAGAAAAAGGAAAGCCGGAAGGTAAAACAGCTTATGGGATTAAGTTCTCAGCAGATGGATCCTTGGTTGCATTATGCGGAGCTGTATGTCCTGAGTCGGAAGAAGCAAGAATATCTCTGATCGAGATAAAACCGACAGATAGAGGAATCCAGTGGCTGGCTGATTGGCTTAACCAGAGATATAAGACGGCATCGTGCGTAGTGATAGACGGAAGGAATGGTGTGGATTTCCTGGTAGAGAAAATTGCTCCGATATGGAAATATAAGCAGTCAATAATACGGCCATCCGCGAAAGATGTGATTGCATCGGCAAGTCAGTTGGAACAGGAAATCAATGAGCAGACAGTAACTTGGTACAAATATCAAGAGATTCTCTCGGAATCAGCCGTTACGTCTGTAAAAAGGCCAATATCGGGTGGCTGGGGATTTGGTGGAGATAATTCCACACCGATTGAAGCGGCCGCATTGGCACTATGGGGATGTAGAACTTCGAAACGAAATCCGAATAGAAAGATGAGGATAGGATAATGGAATTAAATTTTGGAATGGTGACAGGACTGCCGCTGGAAGAACAGCAGTGGCTGAACGAATTGAAATATATTTACGATTACCATCGGACAGCGAACAGAAAAAAGAAACGCTACTACAATGGCAAGGTTACACTTAACGAGGTAAATCTTGGAATTGCATTGCCGGCCGGATTAGGAAAGCTTGAGATTGGCTGTGCGTGGGGAGCAAAGACTGTAGATGTTCTTGCCGGAAGATCAATGTTTGATGGGTTTGTTACGGAGAATGGAACAAAGTCAGATGATATGGACCAGATTATGAAAAGAAATCATCTCATCGCTGAATATAACAAAGCGGTGAAGGAAGAATTAAAGTACGGATGCGCTTTTGCGGCGGTATCCGGCCAGCAAGACGATGCAAGAGTTCGCTTCTATTCTCCACACTGCGCTGCAGCTTCCTGGAATGCCAAAGAAGGACGGATAAAATACGGTTTTGCTTTTGAGGACAACAGAAGGGATGAATCGGACGTTACATGGAGTCCGGAACATGTCAATTTTTATACGGATACAGATATTTGGGAATTGGATCGAGAGGGCGGAACATGGTATGCGACACGGAATCCACATGATTTCGGAGAACCACTCATGGTTGCGCTGATTTGGGATGCAACTAATGACAAGCCTTTCGGCCAGTCAAGGTTAAAAGAGCCGATTCGCCGTCTGATACAAGGATATGTAAGAACAGTGGCAAATGCAACGATTGGCTTGGAATTCGCTACATCACCACAGAAATATCTGTTAGGTGTATCTGATGAACAGTACGAGGCACTGGTTGATAATAAATTCAAACAGTATGTCGGAAGTATTCTGTACAGCACGAACAATCCGGAGACAGGAGAAAAACCAAATTTCGGTCAGCTCTCCCAGGGAAATATAGAGCCTCATGTACAGATGCTTCGGATGCTGGCCACCCAGTATTCCGCAGCTACTGGACTGGCTGTGACAGATGTTGGAGTGGTAAATGATGCAAATCCGACATCAAGCGAGGCAATTATCGCACAGTCACAGACTCTGATTCTCATGGCAGAGCAATTAAACAGGTCAAACGGGGATGCACTGCACAGGATCGCTAAGATGGCACTTGCAATTGAGCTTGGAACAACTCCGGATAATCTGCCGGAAGAAAGTGAAGATATCATTGCACACTTCAAAAATCCGGCAATGCCTAGTATAGCATCCACTACAGATGCAGCTCTTAAGATTGCGACAGCAAGACAGGGATTCGCAGACACAGATATCTTCCTCGAAATGATTGGATTCGATCAGGCGGATATCCGCAGAATCCGAGCACAGGAACAGAGGGCAAAAGGTGACAGTATCTTAACGGAGGAATTTGTAAATGCAGATAACGGAGAAGGCGTGGGTGCAGTACATAACGAAGATGTCACAGATTAGTCAGAAGGCAGCAGATCTGATGCAGGCATACGTTCGGAAACACGGTTTTGCAGACGATAAAGCTCTTTTAGATTACGCATTCGCATTATCACAACGTTACGGACAGGCTATCGGCTCTCTGTCTTGCAAAATGTACGAAGCTACGGCATCGGCACAGGGAGTAGTCGTTCCAACAGCGGAAATCGCAGATCTTCCGGAATACGGAGAAGTGGCGAAAGCAGTTCACGGAACAATGAAACAATCTCAGACAAATGTTCCGTCAACAGTGGCGAGGTTAGTAAAACAGGTCGGAGCTGATACTACTTTGAAAAACGCTATGCGAGATGGTGCACAGTTCGCCTGGGTACCGCATGGGGACACCTGTGCGTTTTGCATTACATTGGCATCCAGAGGATGGCAGTACATGTCGAAGAAAGCACTTAGGAATGGACATGCCGAACACATTCATGCGCATTGCGATTGTGAGTATGCGGTCAGATTTGACGGAAAGAGTACAGTTGCTGGATATGATCCGGACAAGTATCTAGAAGAATATAACAATGCTGGTGGTGACATTAATGCCATGCGGAGGAATCGGTACAAGGAAAATAAGGATGCTATTAATGCGAGAAAGCGGGAATTGTATGCAGAAAGGAAAGTAAAAACTATTGAAAAGACTCCCCGTTCTGCTATAATGGAATCAGATTTAGGAATATTTAAACAAAAACTTCGCAGTGACGGCAATATGGACAAAGAATATTACGACTGTCTAAAGGATAAATTTTCACATGGTACAGACGATGCCAAACGATTATTCACAAAATATGCTTCGGGTGATAGTATTGAAAATGCTGTGTATGAAAATACGGCACACTATAATACTAAAACGAAAAAGATATCCATGAATTATGGTGCAGATTTAAAGAATCCACGTGGAGCTGGAGCTACATGGTTCCATGAACACGGTCATTTAGTTGATGATTTAGCTGGAAATCTATCAGATGATAAGAATTTTATTCAGTTACTGGAAAGTGATTCGCTGTCATATCGTATAGCATATGGTAAAGCACATCATTTGGGTACTTTTGATAAAGTTGATAAAGCCATTAGCGAAGAACTTGGAGATATGCGAAAAGATTCGGCAATATCAGATATTTTTGATGGTGTAACACAAGGCAATATAATTGGGTGTGCATCACATTCGAAGGAATATTGGAAAAACCGGGACAATGTTACATCCGAGGCTTTTGCACATATGTTTGAAGCACAGTTTGATAAAGAAAGATATGAACAAATGAAAAAATATTTTCCAAATGCATTGGAATATTTTGAAAAAAAGATGAAGGAGGCGTTGTAAATGAATGTTCTAAACCTAAAGTTTGAAAAAGCGCATAAGGATTTTGTACTTCATTTTGGATATTGTCCTCAGATTCCGAATGAAATCGATTTTGATCAGTCTAAATATGCGGATGATCTATTGAAAAGTGTAGCCGATAATTATGATTACACAATTAAAAAATATGGTACGCAAGTGCCTAAAAAGTATCCTAAACCGAAAATAATAATTGATTAACATCATTTGAATGCGGACTATAAAATAACAAGAGCAGTAGATACCACTGATCAGAAATGGTTGGTGGTATTTTTATGTCTATTTTTAAGAAAGAGAGAATAAAAAATGAAAAAAGCAATGCTGAGTCAGCCAATGGCTGGAAAGACTGATGAAGAAATCGTATCAACAAGAGAGAAAGCAATTAAGATTCTTGAAGAAAAAGGATATGAAGTTGTGAATACTCTTTTTACAGATGAATGGTACAGCAATGAATCTATGAAAGAACGTGGAGTAGTTCAGATTCCATTGTGTTTTCTTGCTAAGTCCTTAGAGAATATGTCTTTGTGTCATGCAGCGTACTTCTGCAAAGGCTGGGAGAATGCAAGAGGATGCAAGATTGAGCACGATGCTGCGGTTGCGTATGGTTTGGATATTATTTATGAGGAGTAGAAAAATATGAAAGATTATATAGAAGTAAATGAAACGAAATGCGATGAAGTATACAACTGTATGTGTACAAAAGAAGTTGATGGAAAGACATATTGCCGTGGCTGCGGAAATGTTCAGCCAGAACAGGAGGCTTAATCATGATTATCACAGGAATGGATCACTTTCAGAGTGTATGTAAAAAGAAACTTGTTGAATGGTACAACAATAATGGACAGGCAAATACTCCGCAGACACCACCGATTGATTTAAGTAACGTATTTATTGTTTGGTCATGTAAAACTTTGCAGAATTATAAATGTCTTGCATCAACTACCGTAAGTGGTGATGGAATCTATGCGGAGTACACATATAATGGTGATAAACAGGAGTTGTATGAAGATGTGTATGGGAAATTAACTAATACATGTCACGTAGAAGAATAAATGGATAATTCTAGCACGCAGAAATGCGTGTTATTTTTATGGCAACGCATGCCTTAAATGAGGGAAACAACGATAACAATTACTCTATGGAGGATATACAGATATGGAAAACGAAAAGACTTTTACTCAGGAAGAATTAGATTCAATTATTGAAGGACGTCTCGCAAGAGAGCGACAGAAATATGCAGATTATGAAGACTTAAGAGCAAAAGCAAGCAAGTACGATGAGTACCAGGAACAGAGCAAGACGGAGCTTCAGAAAGAGAAAGAGAAGTCCGATGCGCTTCAGGCAAAGCTCACAGCACTTGAAAAAGAAGGCACTGTTAGACAGGTGAGAGAAAAAGTAGCAAAAGATACAAGTGTTCCGGCAGAACTTCTCACAGGCGAAGATGAAGAATCTTGTAAAAAGCAGGCAGAAGCAATCTTGAAATTTGCAAAACCAAAGAATTACCCGGGAACAAGAAGCAGCGCAAAGAAGATTACGGAACACCATGAAGCAGACGATGCGATGCGAGAGTTTGCGCATCAGATATTTGGAAAAGGAGAATAAAGTATGGCAGCATTACTTAGTACAGATTTTACAATCCCAGCTGAGATTTCACAGGGGATTTTCGAAAAAGCACAGAAAGGCTCTACTCTGGCGCAGTTATCCGGAGCAAGACCGCAGAAATTTGGAAAGCAGCAGGTGTGGGTGTTAACAGCACCACCGAAAGCAGAATTAGTAGGCGAAGGAGCGAAGAAATCACCGACTCCGACTACATATACATCCAAGACGGTTAATCCGTTTAAACTGCAGGTAACCATGAGATTTTCTCAGGAAGTGCAGTGGGCAGATGAAGATGTACAGATCGGAGTTCTTCAGGACCTTGCATCTAATGCAGGCATTGCGCTGGGAAGAGCACTTGACCTTGTAGGTATCCACAAAATCAATCCACTTACCGGAACAGTATCAGATATGGTGAAAGAGGGATTAATCGACACAACACAGTCTGTCCAGCTGACAGAAGCAAAATACGATGATGCAATTGAAGCGGCAGCAGGAGTGATCATCTCATCCGGATACACTCCGAGCGGAATCGCAATGGATCCGACTCTTTCATTTGGCCTTTCCACAATGAGAGATGCCAACGGAAGAAAGATTTATCCGGAAATCGGATTCGGACAGAACCTCACAAACTTCTCTGGAATGCAGGCAGCAGTATCCGATACAGTTTCCGCAAAAAATGAGATTACCGCAGATACAAATCTGCTTGGTATCGTTGGACAGTTTGATGCCTTCCGTTGGGGTGTACAGAGATCCATCGGAGCACACCTGATTGAATATGGTGATCCGGATGGACTGGGAGATCTTCAGAGACAGAACCAGATTGCAATCCGTGCAGAAATTGTATATGGAATTGGAATTCTGGATCAGAAAGCATTTGCGAAGATCACGAAGGCAGCAGCGTAGCCTATGAAGTTTTTGTATAAGCAAACAGGAATTATAGTGGAGTCTGACGAAATGTTGGACTCTGCCATGTTCCGACCGGTTGAAAAAGAACCGGAGCTGGAGGAAGAACCGGAAAAGAAACCGGTAAAAAAGACGGCTACAGCAGGAAGAAAGACGCCAGCAGCGAAAAAGTAGGTGATTAGATGGCTTATGCAACATACGAGGATATCCAGAGGAGAAACGAAACAAATGAAGCAGATCAGGACTACATGAAAACTCTATTGGATGATGCGGCGGTCATTATTGACGCCTACAATAGCAAAGCTTCGGAAAATGCCAAGAAATTAGTATCATGCAACATGGTAATCCGTATGCTGGGAAGCCGTGATGAAGGTATTCCGATTGGAGCGACACAGGCAACCACGTCCGCAATGGTGTATTCGCAGACATGGACAAATGTGAACGGCAGTGGAGAGATGTATCTTACGAAGCTTGATAAGAAAATCCTTGGTGTCGGAAATCGAATTGGATACACAAATCCATATTCTGGCTTAATACAGACGGAGGAAGAAGCATGATCAAAGGAATCAAGGTAACGCTCTATGAGAAAAAAGAAACAGGAACAGATCCGTTTGGACATCCTGTTTACGAAGAAATGCCGGTTGATGTAGAAAATGTATTGGTAGCTCCGTCTGCAACCACCGAAGTCCTGGACGTGCTGAATATCACTGGGAAAAAAGCAGTGTATGACATTGCAATTCCCAAAGGTGATGATCATACGTGGAAAGACTGCCGTGTTGATTTTTTTGGAGAGTCATGGAGGGTGTTTGGGCTGCCAAAGCAAGGAATTGATGAAAATGTTCCGGGAAGATGGAATCAGAGATGGATGGTGGAGCGATATGAGTAAGGTAAAAATTGAACTCAATCGTGCAGGAGTCCGTGAATTGATGAAATCACCGGAAATGAAGGCGATCCTCATGGAACAGGCAAACAAGATATCGAGCACGGCGGAAAAAGAAGACTACGTTGCACAGACACGAGCAGTCGTGAAAGTGTGTGGAGATGACGGAAACAACAGCCTACTGAAAGCGATGGGAAAGAAGAATGATAGAAAAAACGATTAAAGACTATCTTGAAAAACAACTGCAAATACCGGTTAGGCTGGAAGAAGAACCAGGACTTCCGGAAAAATACATCCTGGTTGAAAAAACTGGAAGTGGACAGGAGAACCATATTGACAGTGCAACAGTGGCAATCCAGTCCTATGCCGGTACATTATACGACACGGCCGTCTTAAATGAGCAAGTGAAAGCCACGATGGAAAATATAATAGATAGGAACGATATCAGCAAGTGTACTCTTAATAGCGACTACAACTATACAGATACAGCAAGAAAAAAATACAGGTATCAGGCAGTGTACGATATCGTATATTTTAAGGAGGAATAAGATGTCAGATGTAAAAAATGTAAGTACTGGTAAGCCAAAAGTCGGCGGTGCCATTTTTAGAGCACCACTCGGCACGGTACTGCCAACGGATGCAACTACAGCATTGAACGAGGCTTTTAAAACACTCGGATATTGTTCAGAAGATGGGCTGACAAACTCCAACAGTCCGGAATCAGACAATAAAAAAGCATGGGGTGGAGATGTAGTATTAACCATGCAGACAAGCAAAGAAGACACATTCAAGACAACTTTTATCGAATCGCTGAATGTGGAAGTCCTGAAAAGTGTTTACGGCGATAAAAACGTTTCCGGAACGCTGAAAGAAGGTATTACTGTAAAAGCAAATGCAAACGAAGCGGAACAGAGCAGCTGGGTTATTGATGTGATCCTGAAAAAAGCGGTAAAACGTATCGTAATTCCGTGCGCAAGCATTACGGAAATCGGAGATATTGTATACAAAGACGATGATTCTATCGGATACGAAACAACACTTTCAGCCGTTCCTGATGCAGAAGGACAGACACACTATGAGTATATTAAGGGGAGCGAATAATGACAGGAAAAACAACTAGCGGATTTGAGTACGAAATCGACGGAGAATCATTAGATGATTATGAGCTTTTGGAAGATTTGTGCGAGTTGGACAATGGAAATACAGCAAAAACAACCAGTGTATTAAATCGTCTTCTCGGAAAAGAGCAGAAGGATCGCTTAAAAGAGCATTTGAGAACAGAAAACGGAAGAGTTCCAGCATCAAAAATGATGATCGAAATCGGAGAAATCTTCAACAGCGTAAAAGAAGGAAAAAACTCTTAATCCTCGCCTACATGCTTAATCTTGACAAGGACGCACTCTTGTGTGACCTTGCAGAAACATATCATATCTATGATTACAAGTCGTTACCGTGCAAAATGGTAGCGACTTTTTCTTGTGGGTTGAGGGCAGATTCGAGAATCAAAATGAAAATAGCAGGCATCGAACCGATATCAGAAACTATTCTGATGGCAGCTATTGCTGACGGAACCAGAACAACCGCATGGTTACAGTCAAAAGACGGAACCACTGGAGAAAATAGACCGAAATCATTGCTTGCAATGATGATGGGAGATGAGTCGCAAGAAAACAAGGATATTCGCACGTTCGCTTCCGGAGAAGAATTTGATAGAGAATGGCAAAAGTTGACAGGAGGTGGAAACTAATGGCTACGGAACTTGCAAAGGCCTATGTGCAGATTATTCCATCAGCAAAAGGAATCAGTGGAAAAATACAACAGGCGATAGAACCGGAGGCAGAAGTGGCCGGAACCTCTTTTGGCGGAAAACTTGTCAGTACAATCAAAAATGTGATTGCGACTGCAGCTATCGGTAAAGCGCTTGTATCGACAATCAATGAGGGTGCGGCAATCGAACAGAGCATGGGCGGAATTGAAACGTTGTTTAAGGAATCAGCGGAAAAGATGCATCAAAACGCTATCAATGCGTATAAAACAGCAGGATTATCTGCAAATGCCTATATGGAGCAGTCGACCTCGTTTGCGGCATCTCTGTTAAGCTCGCTTGGAAATAATACGTCAAAAGCCGCTGATATAGCTGATATGGCAATGACGGACATGTCAGACAACGCAAATAAAATGGGAACCAACATGGAAGACATCACGAATGCGTATCAGGGATTCGCAAAGCAGAATTATACGATGCTGGACAACCTAAAGCTCGGCTATGGCGGAACAAAAGGGGAGATGCAAAGGCTCCTTGATAAAGCGCAGGAACTCAGTGGAGTAGAATACAACATCGGTAATCTAGCAGACGTCTACAGTGCGATTCATGTGATCCAGGGAGAGCTTGGAATTACAGGAACGACAGCTATAGAAGCGGAAGGGACAATATCTGGTTCGTTTAATATGATGAAAGCGTCTGCGACTAATTTCTTGGCATCCTTAACTGGTGTAAAAGATGGAAGCGGAAATGCGATTCTTTCGGTGGAAGATTCTTTAAACGATCTTGTGAATTCTGCGGTTTCTTTTGCGTCAAATGTCATTCCGGCAATAGGCAGCGTAATGACATCACTACCGAAAGCTATAGTACAGGCGATGCAAACCTATGGTCCGCAAGCAATAGTGGCAGCGCAAGGAATGCTGGCGAATTTGTTGACATACATACCAAGTATGCTGACGAGTTTCACAATGGTTGGCGTTGAACTGCTTAATCAAATATCGAGCGGACTTACATCTGGAATACCGACATTTTGCGCACAGTTTCTTCCAATGCTTGTGACGATTTCGGAAAATTTGAGAGCAAACGCCGGACAACTGATAGATGTCGGACTTAACCTGATTGAAAATCTGGCTCAAGGAATAGCAAATTCTCTGCCGACATTAATTGCAACCGTACCGCAGATCATCATAAATATTGCCGGAATCATCAATGACAACATGCCGAAAATCCTTTCAACAGGGATAGAAATTCTCATAACGCTGACAAAAGGAATCATAAATGCAATTCCGACATTAATCGCAAATCTTCCAAAGATATTTACGGCAGTAGAAAGCGTATTGAATGCGATGAACTGGCTTGGAGTTGGAAAGAATCTCATGAATCTCCTTGTTAACGGAGTAAAAGCACTAGTACATTTACCTGGACAAATCCTTAAAGGAGCGTTCAACACGGCTAAGCAAATGATCACGACAGGCTTTTCGTGGGGGAGTGTTGGGCGCAATATCATACACGGAATTGCGAACGGACTAAGTGCAGCTGGACATATGTTGTGGGACACTGTAAAAGGAATTCTCGGAAGCTTCAAGGACAATGTGCTCAGTTTCTTTGGAATCCATTCTCCGTCACGGTGGGGTGTGTTTGTCGGAAAAATGATTGATGCAGGAGTCGCAAATGGATTGATTGACAATACATCGCTTATATCGAATGCGGCAAACGAATTACAAAGGTCGCTTAAAGAACCATTCAAGGCAAGTGCAGACCTTATTACCGGAAGTACGGTTGCGAACAGCGAAAAAGATAGCATTTTGTCAGCGAAACTGGAACAGCTGCTTGAATACTTGAAGCAGAAGTCCAGAGGAAGCGACAAGATTGTGATCAACATGAATGACAGAGAAGTAGCCAGAGCTTTAAGAGAAATGGGGGTTGTGTTTGAATGATCGAGATTAAATATGTATGTTCAAACGGCGAAGAATACAATCTGATCGGAGATAAAATGAAACCGACCTCCGGATATTTCCATTCTTACGAGTGGAATCCAAACACGACAGAACAAAAAATGGGCGTAACGGTAAATTCTTTTACAAAAAATCCAGCAGTTTACGAAATTACTCTGACTGTACGCGGAAAAGTAGAGGAAAGAAAAGAATTCCTGGATAAGATCACGGATGCTTTTGAAAGAGATGTAGCGAACCTGTCTCCGGGAAGAATCTGCTATGGAGAATACTATATTGATTGCTATGTCTATAAATCAAGCAACGAAGTATCTGGCGAAAATAATAGCCGGACAGACTGCAAGGTAGAAATCTATTGCCCGTATCCGTTCTGGTGTGCGGAAGAAAAAAGAAGCTTCTTTCCGATTTCGACAGAACCTAAAATATCCTCTGACTTTTTAGATTATCCGTATGATTATAGCTATGACTATACGTGCGAAAAGAACGGCGTACAAGACTGGATGATTGATCATTTCCAAAGTAGTAATTTCGAATTGATTATATACGGTCCATGCACGGATCCTAAAATCACAATCAATAATTATCCGTATCAGATATTCGACACGTTGAATGCTGGCGAGTATATTACGGTAAACAGTCGCGCAAAAACAGTAACTAAGAACCTTGGAAACGGAACTATGCAGAATATCTTTGAAAAAAGAGCAAAAGATAAAAGTGTTTTCGAACCAATACCATCCGGCTCTCTGGCAGTTAACTGGAATGGTGAATTCGGATTTGATTTTACCGTATTCAAGGAGAGGAGCGTACCGAAATGGAGTTAATCTACACGGATCCGAAAGGAAAAGAACTCGGATATGTCAAGGATGCTGATATTGACTTTGAAGTTGGATCAGATGAAAAAAATTCAGTAAATGATTTCGAAATCAAATTTTCACGCTCTGGATGGAATGGTCAAATTAAATTTGAAAGTATGATGTATGTTCCGGACACAGAATACGGCGGAATCGTGCGCGAAATCTCAACCAGCACAAAAGCGGACAGCATTACCGCAAAAGGATATACATGGCGAGGATTGATGACTAAAAAAATCATCAAACCGGAATCTGGACAAGATTATGCTACGGTATCCGGAGAATTAAATACAATCATCAAACAGAAGGTTCAGGAAGCTTTTCCTGGGCTTTTTGTTGGTGCAGATGAAGATACCGGCGTAAAAGTGACAAACTATCAATTTGCCAGATACTGTACGTTACACGATGGACTGCGGAAAATGTTGCAGTCTGTCGGATACCGGATGGAAATTAAATTCATCCAGGCAGAAAAAGAAAACGCTGGTCACGTACAGGTAAGGGCAATCCCGATCACAGACTATTCTTCCGAATACGAATACTCTAGTGACAGCGATATTGATTTTAAAGTTGATATTTACAAGGGTGGAGTCAACCATCTGATATGTCTCGGAAAAGGCGAATTAAAAGACCGTACGGTAATTCACTTATATGTGGATTCTTCCGGGAACATTGGCCAGACGCAATACTACAAAGGAGTAGATGAGGTAGAAGCAGTGTACGATAGTTCCGGGGCAGAACGAGATGATCTGTTAAAAGGTGGAAAAGATAAACTGTATGAACTGATGAACAAGACCGAGTACGACATGACAATGGAAAAAATTGAGGGAAATGTCGATATTGGCGATATCGTTGGCGGAAGAGACTATCTTACCGGTGTAATCATGAAGAAACCAATCGGAAGAAAGATCTGGAAAGCTTCAGGAGGAAAAGAAAAAATAGAGTATAAATTGGAAGGAGAGTCATAAATGGACATCATTACAGGCTACACAGGTGCAGCACATGTCACGGCAGAGCAGGACAGAGATATCAATATCGGTATCTTTGGAAAAGGCTCTTGCGTCTTGCGGACCGGACAGCAGCTTAATGCGGTGGTTATCTCAAACAATGAGATCCGGATCACGGACGGAGTACTTATCCATCAGGGCTGTGCTGCATCGATCAAAAAGAATACGACAAATTCTGTCACGATCGCGAACGGCTCACAAGGAATGAAGCGTATTGACCTTATCGTGGCAAGATACACCAAGAACACCAGCTCAAAGGTTGAGGCGGTAGAGATTAAGGTAATCCAGGGCACGCCAAGTGAAAGCAATCCGGCGGTACCGCCTTATACGTCTGGGGATATTCAGGGTGGTGACCTGACGGCAGATATGCCACTGTATCAGGTTGAGATCAACGGACTTACCATTGCGGATGTTAAGAGATTGTTTACGGTCCGGAGATCCGCAGCGGAATTCGACACCGAAGTAGACAGCGTAAAAAGCACCTTGTCCAACAGAGAGACGATATTTATCAATACCACTGCGCAGGGTGCAGATTCCGACGCTTATAAGACTGCAACGCTTGACCTGAGCCAACTGAAAGCCGGAATTACTTATGCATTTGCGCTAAATGTAGTGTCAACCATCAACGGTGAACAATACAGCCAGGAAGTATCTTGCAAGCTAAATGAAGTCGACATGGGATGCAATGGCCGCTATTATAAATTATCCTCAACATTTTTTGGCAAATGCCAGAACAGCGATAAATTGTATGTATCTGCCTTTAAAAACGGCGGATCGTGGACTGGTGTGACAATTAGAGGAACCTTTATTCCGGTAGATTAGGAGGTGGACTATGGCAGAGATTAAATATCTGGAAATCAACGCGGATGATCGCAGTATTATCATTCCGACAGGAGAAAACCTTTTGGGCGTTGAAAATGACAATAAGGGTGCAAGAAAGTATTTTATATGCCCGAAAATCGTTGGGGACAACATTGATCTGACGAAATCGGACGTCTATATCAATGTGCAGAATGCATCTGGCGAAAAGTCCGGAAAAGACAGATACACTGTCCAGAATATGACGGCTTCCGGAGACAATGTAACTTTTGAGTGGGTGCTGGAAAGAAAAGTCACATCACACAAAGGCAGTGTTCGATTTGCGGTCTGCGTAAGGGAAAAAGGCACGGAAAGAGAGTGGCATACCACTTTTGCTACTGGAAATGCATTGGAGGGAGAAGAACTCTTCGAACCGGCAGAACTGGAAGCAAGAGGACAGGATTTTATCGGGATATTGACGTCTGATGCGAATGCGGATGCGAACAGCATTGAATCCGGGAAAAGCGCCTATGTGAATGGAAAGAAGACTGAGGGAACACTGACTGGCGAGAATGATATTAAGGCTACAACAAAAAAACGGAACTATCATCAACACCAATCACTATTCCGAATTATGGTCAGAGTACAATGCCGGTGCTTAAGCATACAATTGAAGTCTCTCTTGCAGACACGAGTAAACCGGTACTGTTAAAAGGAGACATTAAAAAAAACGATTGCGTACGACGAAGCAGGCAGTATTTATGGAGATGCAAAAGCGTCAGATGTAAGAGTCGGAAAAACATTTACGTCAAGCAATGGAGTGAAAATTACCGGAACGTTGGTAACTAGCGAAGTCAAGTACGGAACAATAACCGGAAAAGGAATGAACAGCCAAGCGATTGAAACTGGACTTAGCAATGTGTCGAGATTTATAATGGCGAGAAAATTTCCGTCAACGAAAGGTGATGCTGGAGTCTTATCGCTAGTATATAAGGACGGAAGATTGAGTGGAGTATCTACGAGTTCCAGCAGTATGGCGGTAGTAGACAACTACGACATCGGTACAGTTGCAATAAATAAAGGAACCATAACTTACACGCCAAAAGCCAATGAAAAAATGTCAGCGCTCACAGAGGGCGATACCTACGACTGGATTGCAATAAACGAATAGGAGGAATCAACATGAAAAGAAAAAGAAGAAAATTAGCAGCTATCATCTGCGCACTTACACTGGCACTTTCCAGTGCTGTACCGGTGTCAGCATGTACGCCACCGTTGAAAACACCGTCTGTTGAAATTCCAGACATAAATTTCCAGCCTGATGGTGCTTTAAAAGATGCAATCGATAACGCTGCGAAAAATTGGATTGAAAAGTGTATTCTTAATCAACCAACCGTAAATTATACCACCTATTTTAAGAGTGCATCAAGATACTTCAACTATGCAGTTTTTTCAGCAAATTGGGACGAAGTAGAAAATGCTACGTCTTATAAAGTTAGAGTTACAAAAACAGATGGATCTTACAAAGAATTTGATACAACATATACATCATTTTATGCAACGAATTATACAGATAAATTTTTTACTGATGGTATGGATGATGCAACTGTAATGGTAAGAGCATACGGTGAAAATGAAACATTCAGTTGTTGGTCAAATGGTACTAATATTGCGAGATTTGGATATTAGGAGGGGATAGCATGATAAGAGGCACCACACCTACGTTAGAGTTTACACTGCCGTTCGACACATCGTTGATCGCGAAGATGTATATCACGATGACACAGAATGGAAAAACGGCTCTGGAAAAAACCTTATCGGATTGCAGTTGCTCCGGAACATCCGTATCGCTGACTCTGACACAGGAGGACACGCTGAGATTGCAACAGCAGCCACGATCACTGGCTGAGATACAGATAAGAGTGCTGACTACAGCCGGAGACGCTCTTGCATCTGATATCATGAGCGTATA